CGACTAAGAATTTCTTTAAAAATATTAAACTCTAACTATGGCTATTCCTGACGATACTGATATTTACGGCAAGATTATAGCCCCAAAGGCTAAAAAGGAAGTCACCTTAAAGGATCCCTTAGTTAAGGGGTTTAAGTATCCGATTAAATCCACTAATAGCAACGGGTACTTTTCAAAGGCTAGTGGTTTAGATTTGATTAAAAGTATGGTTAAATCTTTCATCAGGACCAACAGAGGTGAAAGATTTATGTTGCCTGATTATGGGGCAGATCTTCAAAAATATCTTATGGAGCCGTTAGATCAGGACACTTTTAAACTTATTAAGGACGAGATAGAGTCTTCTGTTCGTAAATACCTGAGTATACTTCAAATAAACAAACTTCAAATATTTGAAAATAGAGATAGTACTCTTGTGGTTAAACTTTTTGTAGGTCTGAAAGATTCAGAGTCTACAAATTTCAACGTAGAGGTTAGAATCTAATGCCTAAATTCGACGGAACAGTTAAGTCCGACTTTTTAAAATTTCTACCCACTGAGATAGAAAGTAAAGATAGGTTTATCGACTTTGCTGCTTCCGACTTTGCAAGCCTTAGGCAAAACTTAATTGAATACACAAAAGCTAACTTTCCATTAGACTACAACAACTTCAATGAGTCGGACTTTGGTATCTTACTAGTTGAGCTTATGGCTGCTATTGGGCACATTCAATCTCACAAATCCGATTATCTTGCTAATGAGAACTTCCTGAGAACTGCTAGGGAGAGAGCCAGCGTAAAGAAGTTGATGGAATTGATAGGCGTGAGGATGAAAGGTCCCATCGCAGCGGCTGCAAATGCCTCATTAACATTCACTCCTGCCAGTGATGCTAGTGGCTTAATTCTTGCTCCTAGTCAGAGGACAGTAAGTATTACCTCTCCTCAAGATGGTGGATCTTTAACTTACACTCTTTATAAGGTTAACAGTGACGGTAGTATCGATCTTAAAAGTAATACCGACTCTCTTGAGTTTAATTTTGCTTCAACAGCCACGCCAGTGATTACAAGCGCAGTCCTTCTAGAGGGTGCTTTAGTGGTGGAAACTGGCACATTTACTGGTCCTGAGTCTATCAAATCGGTTCGACTTTCACAAGCCCCTTATGTTGAAAAAAGTGCTCAAGTCTTTATTAACGGGAACGAAGCCACTAATGGAGTATACTTGGAGGAAGATAACATTTACTTTGCTTCTGGGGCTACTGATAGGGTCTTCCAAATCGTAACTAACGATGATTTCGCAGCGACTGTGGTGTTTGGGGATAATACTCTTGGCCAAGCCCCCGCTGTCGGAGACTCTTACACGATCACTTACCGAGTTGGTGGGGGTTCAAGAGGCAATATACCTGAGAGCTTTATAAATGCTGAGATAACTGGTACGGCAAAGCTAGCTGATGGAACTTCGGTTACGGGAACCTCTGTCAGCGTTGAGAATAGCACACTAGGCACAGGTGGAGCCGATGCTGAAAGTATTGCCAAGGTAAAAAGGTATGCCCCTCTTAAGTTTAGATCTCAAAACAGATGTGTGACCTTACAAGATTACACAGCATTTGCTAATACTTTTACATCAAATTACGGCTCCACAGGTAAGGCACGAGCGGTTACTACTAACGCATACTCTACTGCAAACAATATTGACATTTATGTTTTAGAGAAAGCGAGTGATCTTCAGCTTAGAGCCCCTACAGCGGAATATAAGCTTCAACTCTTAACCGAATTAGATACTGTAAAAATGATTACAGATGAGCCTTTGATTGTCAACGGCCTAATCAGACCTATAGATGTTGAAGTAACTCTGACCTTAGATAGAAAGTTTAAGATTGAAAAGTCTCAAATCATTGCAAGAGCGAATGCAGTTCTTCTTAATTACTTTAATGTCGATAACTTTGATTTCGGTCTAGAGTTTAACCCTCAAGATCTTATAAGAGAAATAATCAAAGAACCTCAAGTAAGGTTTGCTACGGTGGATAATATTACTGAGCCTATCTTTACGGAGATTAACGAAATTATTCAGCTAAATAACTTCACAATAACTGCTGAGTTTATCTAATGGCATCTGGAAAGAACTATCTCACTACGCAGAAATATTTCAAGCCTAATTATTATGAGGCTATGAAGTATATAATTCCTCAGTATCTTACTGAGGATGACATTGAAAACTTTGGTGAAGAAGTAGATTTAAGAGATCAAGTCTTAAACTCAAATATTAATTTAGCTAACAACTTCGACAGTCTCATTGAAGTAAGCTCTGTGGCCGATACAGTTTATAGTAGCATTGACACTGTTACTGGTATTTCTGAATACTTTGTTAAGCAAAACAACTTAACAAACATCACGACCAGAAAGTTTGAAGAAAAGATTCTTAAACCTTTAGGAGTCTCTATATCACAGTATGACTCCAGTGGAGAGTTTGGTACTTATATCTCAGGGACCTTACTTCCCAGTATTACCCTAAATAACCCTACAGCTACTTTTATCGCAGGACACTCAGCATCCGATACACATAACTACCTCATTGATAATTTGTCGTGGATGTATTTCCTGAATACTTCAGGACCTAATGGCACCTACGACCCATCCAACTCTGTTACGGATCAGATTGTTCAAAAGACTTATTTGGGTGAGTCAATTCAGACGGTTGATGGTATTAAGTCTTTAATGGATTTAGTGTGGAGAGATGGGCATACAGCATATTACCCTGCTGTTTTTCAAGCTTCCACCACTACATTTACGAGCGGAACACAGCAATTAGATAATTTAAAGACATGGATTGATGTTATCTATTCTCCCCTTCAAGCAGATATTTCAGACTTTACGGTTAAAGATAGGTTTGAGAACTTTATAGATAATGGTTTACTAACGAAGAAGCAGATTCCGAATGGCCCGTTTACTAAATTCTTAAGAGCTTTATCTTTCTTCTCTCAAGATATAAATGATACGTCAGAAAGAATCGGAAGCATTTACGATATTTCTGATTGCCCTGAAGAATTTCTGCCGCTTCTTGCGGAGTTAATTGGTTGGGATTTATTCGGCACTGATCCCGAGAGGTGGAGACTTCAGCTTAGAAATGCTGTGGATATCTATAAGTCGGTAGGCACTAAGAGATCTCTCCAGCTTGCTGTTAACAACGTCCTCCCTAAAGATCAATTTGGTATTGAGACCTCAATAACTGAGCTTCACGAGTCTTACGTTCCATTC